GTTTGAATTTATCATTCCACCAAATTCAACAGTTAAGATCCAAGCAACAGAGAGCGCCAATAATGGGTCTATTTCATGCATGTTAACGGGGTATCGAGTATAATGGCCAAGAAGTTAGATTTCGATATTAACAAGCTACCTTGGGAAGCAATCGCCAGGATAATGGCTCCTATACTTGCCCCAATGATATTGGCCGGTGTCTGGATATTTTTAGCCAGGACAAATAAAACCATTGATTGGTTATCAAATGTATTTGCTTTAGCTGAGTTAACACCAACCGTTGATCTGAACCTTCCTCCAGGTGTTGTATTGGGTTCGTTCTATAATTCAGCCCAAGAACTGGAACCCATAATTAAAAAAGTATCTACCTTATCAGATTTGTTACTAAATTTTGTTAAGGATATAGGAGAAGATGTTACTGAATTAAAAGATGATCCCGTAAGTACATTATGGGATTGGTTCACATGGGATGTTAGAGAAACAGAAGGATTTAAGGAACGTCAGAAATGACAGACGAACTATTCGCACTTGTCTGGGTTTTGAGCTTTGGGCTTTACTTGCTGATTTATACTTACTGGATACCGCTCAGAACTCAAAAAAAGATTGAGTCTTGGTTAATGTCAGAAGAGTCAGATAAAACTCTGTTAGCTAGCCTGAGTGTGATCACTAACCAAATCCGAGAGCAGACCTTGGTCGATTTCGAGGAGTTCATGATCCCTCAAGCGAGAAAGGCAGCGATAGATTTTTGGAACGGTGCTATGGGGAATGCAGCTAAGGAACTCGGCAAGACGGAGGAAGGTTCTCAGTTTTCGATTATGCATAGTATGGCTAAAGAACTTGAGAGCCAACCATGGTACGTCCAGATGTTAAGCTCCAAATTACTTCCACTGATCAACAAAGCAGCAGAAGCAAACCAGGGTGACGCCATTACCAAGCCATTGAAAGGCATGGGATTGCAGAAATAACGCCCCTACAACACCTTTCAACGCCCCAAACTCGCTTTTAATACCCATTGCTACCCCACCTCCTCCGCTAGTCCTTATCTTTTCTTTAAATGGATTTGGTTGTAAAGCTATAGATTCTTAATGACTTTTTGGCAATCATAACAGATTGTCAAGTGGTCATTATACCTATCAGTGCGCAAGTGATCTACATTGCGTAGACAAATATTACAGCGTCGCTTCATGATTCAATCCAGATGTTACCATCTTCTTTACAAGAGATAGTCCAGGTGTTTTCATACCAGTCCTGAGTAAAAACTGTTGTTTTATCTGTAATGTTAAAGAGATCCATCACAGTGACTCTTATCACATGACAGTTAGTTCTCCAGACTAACTTAAGCCCTTCTTTCTTAAGAGAAGAATAGGACTCGTGAGGATGAGAAAGTAATTGGACTTGAATGTCAAACTTACTTCCGTGCTCTGTTTCCACAGGCTTAGGATCAGTGAGGAATTTTACTTCACATTCCTGTCCTTTCTCAAGGCCACGCATTAACGAAGGCGTGCCCAGGCTATATTTTAGGTCCCTAGACTTGTCGGTCATGTTAGTACAACTAATGCTTTGCTATTAAAAGATAACTTTCGCTAGTGACAAACGGTTATATAACGGAAGTTGCTTTAATGATTATGCCGGTAGGCCTATACACTCGTAAAGGAAAGAATGGTCGGACCATGTATTTCAGAGATGGGAAACTTATCTCAAAGAAATCATACCAGGCTTCACGAACTCGTCGGTCTGTGAAGAGATCATCAACCACACGAAAGCGTACTACCGGCAATCCAAGGAGAAAATATATGAAACAATTACCACACCCTAGTATTACGGGCATGGCTAGCTTAGCTGTCTTGGGCAGTTTCCTCAATTCTAAATCGGGTTGGGCCGCATGGGGCGGTACTAAACCGGCTGGAAAAGACTCCGTTACGGGTTGGCTTATGCAAGGAAACGTTGAGAGAGCCGCAGCGCGATTAGTAGAAAATACACGATCCATTGTTTTAACAACCAACGGACGTAAAGCAGTAGTCACGAGTATTTTATTGGCTACTGGGGGAACAGTAATTAGAAAGGCAATACCCCGTGTAAAAATAGGCACAGCAAAAACATATTTAACAATCTAAGGAGATAAAATGGTAACAACAATATCAAGAACATTTGACAGCACGCCCACCGACAAAGAATACTTTTCTTTGACGGACAATATGAACAGCAGCAATTTAGGTAATATAATGGTGCCAGGCGGTTCACAGCGCATAGTTCGCGTGGATTGTGCCTTTGATGTATTTAATGCAAAAGGCGCACAGGTCATATGCAGACTATTAGGCTCAGATTTTTCAGAACAGAACTTTACCATCTGGGGAGTAGCTGGTGACACTGCTGACGCAGCAGCCGCCCAAGGCTTTCAATCCGTTCCAGTAGCCTTTGATATTGGCACGGCAAATAATATAGATCTACAGATTGCAATCCAGGTAAGTGGTGGCGGTAGTATGGCTGCCAGTTCTGGAACAGTTACTCTTTACTTCGAGTAAGCCTTGAATGGCTAAAGCGAAGCTAGGTTCTAACGCTATCTTTACAGGTACAAGTAAAGCTCTAAACCTTTTAGGAAACGGTTTCTGCTATGCTTACAGTGGCCAAGAAGATTTGACAAGTGCGGCTGCTGTTACTATGTTAGATTTCAATACTGGGGCTTACATGATCAAGGGACAACTTCAATCAGGCCATGACACAACTAATATGTCAGCAGGTCAGACCTTACAGACTATAATAAAATTTAATGGTATAATTGTTTATGATCATCTAACATTATATGGTAATGCAGACTCCCAAACGGCTGATCTGGGTTCTCCAATAGAATTAATTATCCCCCCATTCACAGAAGTTATAGTTACAGGTTTCACAAGTGACACGGGGCCTATGCCTGCCACTTATCAGTTACTAGGTACTGTTCATGCATGACCCTTGCCGCATCTAAATCTATTTCAAGAGCTAAGGGTGGTAATATTTACGGGTGGAGTGGAAGTCATACCCTTACTTCTTCTGCTCTCACCCTATTAGATTATACGAACCCCTCAGCATTTTATTTAACCAGGGTAACTTTAGGCCTAGATTGGAGCAGTATCTCAGTAGGTGAGGTTCTGAGCTATACGATCAATGTGGATGGTCAGGCATTATTCATCGAAAAATTTGTTGTGGATGCCGATAACAGTGGGGACCAACCTAGAATGTTTGAATTTATCATTCCACCAAATTCAACAGTTAAGATCCAAGCAACAGAGAGCGCCAATAATGGGTCTATTTCATGCATGTTAACGGGGTATCGAGTATAATGGCCAAGAAGTTAGATTTCGATATTAACAAGCTACCTTGG